GCTGTTAATGCTACTGGAGATGATATTAAAAAGCAAATCTTCCCATTACCAGTACGTGAACCTAGTGATGTTCTGTTTAAATTATTAGATCTATTACTTAAATCTGGTAAAGAGTTAGCTTCTGTAGCAGAAATATTTGTTGGTAAGATGCCTGGACAGAATACACCAGCTACTACTACAATGGCAACAATTGAACAGGGTATGAAAGTATTTACTTCTGTTTATAAACGAGTTTATAGAGCTTTAGCTTCTGAGTTTAAAAAGCTGTATAAATTAAATAAAACATATAGTAATCCTGAAGAGTATGTTGCTGCCTTAGATTTACAGATTCCACAAGAAGATTACCAAGGTCCAGTAGATGATATTTATCCAGGAGCTGATCCTACCGCTGTTTCTTCCCAAGAGAAACAAGCTAAGATCCAAGCTGTTATGCAGTTACTTCAATTAGGAACTATTGATCCTATGGCTGTTACTGCTATGTATCTAGATGCTTTTGAAATACCAAATCCTGAGAAACTGATGAAACAGCCACAGCCACAGCCTGATCCTAAGATGGAAGCTATTAAGGCTAAAGCTCAAGTAGATCAACAGAAAGCTCAAATTGATATGCAACAAGCACAACACAAAATGCAGTTAGAGCAAGCATCAAAAGAACAAGAATTACAACTGAAAGCTGCTCAGGTACAGCAAGAATTACAAGCTAAACAGATGCAGGCAATTCTTGATGCACAGATGGCACAAAAAACACAAGCAATGAAGATGCAGATGGAACAACAGTCTGCTCAACAAAAGATGGGAATACAAGCCCAACAGACTCAAATGAATCTAGCAACACAGGCTGCAACACATAGTCAGACTATGCAGCATCAGGGTGAAATGAACAAACAACAACAGAAACAACTTCCAAAGGGGACAAAAACTAGATGATTGAAATTACACAAGCAGATTTTAAAGATTGGAAATCTAATAAAGTAACAAAAGCATTTTTACAGGCTGCTAAAGAACGTGCAGAGGATTGTAAAGAAATGCTAGCTACTAGTGCTGGTATAGATGTATCACAGGATAGATTCTATGTTGGTATGATACACGCTTATCGTGAGATGCAAGAATTTCGTATGGAGGAGTTTTAATAATGGCTATCCAATTAATTCTACATCAGCTATTAATTGATCCTGATAAAGCAGAAAGTGTAACTCCAGGTGGTATTGTGATTCCTGAACCTACTCTTGAACGAGAACGTAAGGCTGTAGAATATGGTACAGTTCTTCAAGTAGGACCAACAGCATTTAAAGATTATGGCCGTGAGAATGATGCTATTAAAGTTGGTGATCGTGTATGTATGATTCGGTATGCAGGTAAAGAAGTTAGAGATACTGATGGACAAAAATACATCATTATTAATGATGTTGATATTTTATGCATCATAAAATAAGGAATATATATATGAGTGAGTTAAATCCAGTTGTAGGAACTGAAGAAGTTGTAAAAAAGACAGAAGTTCAAGTAGATCCATATGAACAACAAGCAAAAGAGCAGGGATGGAAATCAAAGGAAGAGTTCCAAGGTGATCCTAGTCAATGGCGCCCGGCTAAAGAATTTATTGATCGTGGAGAGTTGTTTGGAAAGATTGATACATTAGGTAGAGAACTTAAGGAAACTAAAAAAGCGTTACAGATGCTTCAAGAGCATCACTCAAAAGTACGTGAAGTTGAATACAACAAAGCTTTACAAGAACTAAAAACACTTCAGAAGAAACATCTTGAGGAAGGTAATTCAGATGGTTATCTAGAAACTACTGAACTACTTACTGATCTTAAGGCAGAACAAAAAGCCAGGGAAGTTCTTAAGGAACAAGTTCCACAACAAGAACAACCTTCTATTGATCCACGATTTGTACAGTGGGTTAATCAGAATGTCTGGTATCAAAAAGACGACGAGATGCGTCAGTTTGCAGATGCGATTGGGACAGGATATGCTAAAGTACATCCTGATACAAATCCAGAAGAAGTGTTAAAATATGTTTCTGTACAAGTGAAAGCTAGGTTTCCTCATAAATTTAAAAATCCTAATCGAGATAATCCAGGTACAGTAGGAACTTCAGATACACAAAATGCACGTAGTGCCTCATCATTCCAATTAACAGAAGATGAAAAACGAGTAATGAATACATTCATTCGTCAAGGTATTATGACTAAAGAAGAGTATCTTTCTGAATTACGAAAGACAAAAGGAGTCTAAGATGACAGCAAGAAGCACACCCCAAAAACGAGTAGTTCGTAAACCCTTATCAGCACGTGGCCCTCTAAACATTACAGGTGAAAAAGACCCTAACTTTCATTATCGTTTTGTTAATGACGTTGGTTCTCGTGTTTATAATTACCAGCAAGCTGGTTATGAAATCGTGACTGACGGTGATTTAACCGTTGGTGATTCTCGTGTTTCAGATGCGTCTGATCTTGGCTCCCCCCGCCGTGTAGTTGGGGATCAAGGTACAACTTCTGTTCTAATGCGTATTCCTAAAGAATACTTTGATGAAGATCAAGCAAAGAAAAATGCTGCTTTAGATGAACAGGACCAGGCCATGAAGCAACAAGCCACTAAGGATTTGGATTATGGAAAACTACAAATCTCTTAGTCTTTTTAATTTAATGGAGATTCTATGGCTAATACGTCTCGAATTAACGGGTTCAAGCCCGTAAAACATTTAAATGGCTCACCATATAATGGTCAAGCCAATTTATATGAGGTTCCATCAACTGAAGCAGTTCCTGTCTTTGTTGGTGATCTTGTAAAACTTTCTGATCAAGCTGCTACTTCACTTTATCCTGCTGTTGAAGCAGTTGTAGGTGCCTCTGCACAGATCGCTGCTGGTCCTATTCTTGGTGCCGTTGTTGGTATCGTGAATAGTAAATTTGATCCAGTTGCTGGTGCTTTATCTTCAGGTTCTATCTCTCTAGATACTCCTGTATATCGTCCAGCATCAACTAAGCAATTTGTACTTGTTTGTGATAATACTGATGTTGTTTATGAGGCATCAGCTGATGCCTCAGTTGCAGCAACCTCTATTGGTCTTAACGTAGGTGTAGGTGCTTCAGCACATACCAACCCACTGTTAACCGGTGCTTCACCTATGTATGTTTATTCAACTACAGCACCTGATACAACCTCAACACGACCACTACAGATTCTTGGTATCGTGAACCGTCCCGATAATGAAATTGGGACCAACAGTAAAGTTCTAGTACGCATTAACGTCCAGTCATATGGTAGCGTTGGTGTGGCCGGCGTTTAATCTTAAGGAGATAAATTATGTCTGGTGTTATTACTTCTAGCTCCTTTGCCAAACTCTTTAACTAATACCAAGAGAGACTAACAAGTAATTGTTAGGAAAATAAATTCTTTGAATTGCTGGAAACCCCTTAGAGCCATAAATACCTAAGTGTAAAAACTTTATGGATTGGGCAATCAGCAGCTAAGCCGGGAGGCGTGTGATAATGATTATATATAGATGTATTTGTAATATAAATGGAAAGTCCTACATTGGATTAACTCGATTAAGTTTAGAAGAAAGAAAACATAAGCATTGGTTAAATTCTAGAAATCCAAAAAAGAATAATAAACAAGCTTTGTATCTAGCTATAAATAAATATGGTTGGGATAATTTTGAATGGCAAGAATTATGTTCTGCATTAACCTTAAAAGATTTGTCTAATTTAGAAAGAGAATTTATTTCTGAATTTGATAGTTATCATAATGGATATAATAATACCTTTGGAGGATTATCCACAGAGGGATGTAGAAAAGAAGAACAATATATAATCAGATTTCCTGACGGAACTGTACATCTGGTAACAGGATGGAATAAGTTTATTAGAGACCATAATCTAAACGCAGGAAACCTTTGGAGAACATTAAATCCAGTAAAAAGAACCTATGAAATTAAAGGTAGATTTTATACTTATTGGATGAAAAACAAACACACAAAGGGTTACACGCTTCTAGGAAAGTTCAACGACTATCCCGATAGGGAGTACATCCAAATGGATGGAAGTGGAGAACTCCTCAGAAATGAGGATGAAGATATAGTCTGTTCTAATATGAAAATATTAGCTGGTGAAAACCGGATAGAGAATAATAACCTCTATTGAACATTAAAGATGGCCTGGATTAAATGCTATTTATGGGAAAGCCTATAATGACTATCCTGTAGAATGGACTCACCTTTTTGAACAAAACAAATCTGATAAAGCCTATGAAGAAGATGTTGGTCTTTCTGGTCTTGGTCTAGCTATTGTTAAACCTGAAGGTAGCTCAATTACTTATGATACAGAACGCCAAGGTTTCACAACCCGTTACAATCATCTAGTGTATGCCCTTGGCTTTATCATCACTCGTGAAATCTATGAAGATGATCAGTATGGTAAAGTAGGTGCACAAAAAGCTAAAGCTCTTGCACGTTCCCTACGTCAAACTAAGGAAATTGTAGCAGCTAACGTTTATAACCGTGCATTCACTGCTGGTTATACTGGTGGTGATGGTATTGTTCTATTATCAACTGCCCACCTTAACGTAGCTGGTGGTACTTACAGTAACAAGATTGCAACCGATGCTGATATTAGTGAAGCTGCTCTTGAGCAAGCCTCTATTGATATTTCTGGCTATCGCGATGATCGTGGTTTATTAATTGCTGCTAAACCTAAGAAACTAATCATTCCTTATCAACTACAGTTTGAAGTTAAGCGTATTCTTGGTGCAGATGGTCGTGTCGGTACTGACCTAAATGATCCAAACGTTCTTAAGCAATCAAGCATCTATGACCAAGTTGTTGTTAACCATTATCTAGCCTCAACAGGTACAGATGACTGGTTCATCATGACTGATGTTCCAGATGGTATGAAGTACTTTGAACGTCGTGCTGATCAGTTTGAACAGGATAATGACTTTGATACTGAAAACGCTAAGTTTAAGGCAACTGCTCGTTACTCATTTGGTTGGTCAGACCCGAGAGGGCTTTATGGGAGTCAGGGCGCTTAGTCCATCCAATTAATTTTTAAAGTAATTTTTCTGAATAGGAGTAGGAAATATGAATACAATTGCAGATTTAGCTTGGGCTGCTGGAATCATTGATGGTGAAGGTAGTATATTTATTATGAAACAACAACGTAAGGATCGGGAACGAGGTCATAATTATATTTTAAGAATCTCAGTACAAAGTACTGATCCTTATATGACAAAAGAACTTGGTAAATTATTTCCAGATGGAGCAATCTTTTCACAAGATAGATACAAATCTGAAAATTGGAGTGATACTTTAAAATGGCAAGTTAATGGTCGTAGGGCTGTTAATGTATTAAAACAGATACTGCCTTTTATGAGAGTAAAACAAGATCAAGCAAAAATGGCTGTTGATTTTCAAGAAACTACAAAAAAACATTGGAGGCATATGACAACTTTAGATTATGATACCCAAGAAGCTTTTTATTTTAGTTTAAAACAAGCTAAACAAGATTTAAAAATTGGAAAATCTAATTCTTAGAAAGGAATTATTATGCCACAACCAATTCTAGGACCGGCTGGTGTTACTCGTACTACGCCCCCAGCAGTGGAATTTTATCATCAAGTAGTACAGATG